CGTGCGTTTAATTTTGCGCTGAAAGGCCGCAATCCAAGGCCCAACTAAGCTGATATAGTTGGGATGCCCTCCTTGTATTAAACGTGGAGCTTTTTCGGTAATGCCAAGTTGTCCACCTAAGCAAAGGTTTTCAACTTTAGCAAAAGAACTGCGCACTGTCCATCTCTGGCAGTCGCGTTTTTTGAGCACACTGTACTCATCAATGCCGAGTTTGCACAGTTCATCACGTGCACTAGCAAGTTTTTCTTTTACTTGCGTAGATGCGTTACTTGATTTAAGGTAGTCATGCATAGGCCATGGAGCAAGACGTCTCTTGCGTCCAAACAGACTACCCATGTTGTTAATCACCCAATTGGTGAAAACATGCATAGAAAGAGGATCGGGCTCGGGGGTTTGCTTGAGCACTCTAGCATCGATCGCTGCTTTTTCATTTGTTTTGTTCGAATTATAATATATGGGCTTATACTGTCCTGAATCTTGCCAGCCTTGATACTGCTGACATTTCGGTTCAGTATACACGCCGAATAAGTTCTTGCAATACGCACCATCACGTGCATTTGCGGGCTTACCGGCATATCTGTGTCCCGGTAAGGTTTTACAACCTAGCCAGGATTGCCTCGCTAACTGTCTCTTTGACATTTTGGTCAGACAGAAAATCTGTCAGATACCAAAAGCGGGCGCCCAATTTTCGGAAGCTAGACGCTTCCACGGAATCTTCCCAGACGAACGACCTAGGAGGTTTGCCGTTATGTGAAATAGTCAACCCCCGTCGACTAATCCAACAACCTCGCATTCTATACATATCATCGCAGGGATACCAAGTTGTATCATAAGGTCTTGTGATCATGATCAGAAATACGAAAAAAATAAGGTAAGTCAGCAGATGCGCCCTCACCAAAGGTGGTACTTTATACTCGCGTTGCTTCGTACATTCGTCAATGTAACGTGCAATTGTGACGCCATAAGTTTTGGTACTTGCCTTGACCAATTCACTGACGCCGAGATTGCGGAATTGGTTGTTCATTTGTTGTTCAAATAGCATTTCATTTTCGACGGTATGGTCAATGGTGGAAAAAAACTTCACATATTGGTCGACAATGGTGGGCACTAACAGTAACCTGATTGTGTTGTTGTCGCACCTCGTCCACCGCCTTTCTTCCATAACTAGGGGTATACCTTGCACCAGTTGGGTGAGATTGTCTACTCCACCTCCATTGTCTTTAGTGCGAACCTCCATGAATCGCCCCAGCCTGTGGTTGAGCACATCCATATAAAAGCCAGGGCCATTCATGCCGAATTCTAATTTGTACTGACAGGTAATACAACGCAAGTTATAAAATGAGCATTCATTTGGCCTGATGCTCACGGGACGCAC